GATACTAGAAGAGCAATCAACCAAATCTCCGAAGACATCCGATGATTTCGTGAATATCCGGAAAGATATTTTTGAGATGGTCGGACAGGCGTTCAAGATTCCGATGTCTATGATGATGGGGAATATCACGAACCTGAAAGAGGTGTGTGACGTATTCTTGACGTTTGGAGTAAATCCACTGGCAAACACCATCTCAGAAGTGCTGAACAAGCGCGCGACCGTCTATGAATACATGAACGGGAATTATTATCAGTGTTACACCGGAGGAATTAAACACAGAGATCTGTTTGAGACTGCGGCCAATGTAGAGAAGCTGATTGGCTCAGCAATCATAAATACAGACGAAGCAAGGGAGGAATTAAGCTTGGTACCATTAAACACACCGTGGAGCAAAACGTATTACGTTACGAATAACTTCAGGGAAGCAGACGATACAAGGACAGCAGTGAAAGGGGGTGAGGAGGATGAATAAGATTGGTGGAATTTGCTTTGCACACCAGCAGGTTGGAACAGTACATAAAATCTACCTGTATGACGAAGTAAAAGCGAAAGGAGACTTTAACTGGAAGACATTGGAATATGACGAGTCTGAGACTTCGGCAAACCATTTCCGAGAATTATTAGAGGGCGTGTCAGATTCTGACACCATTGAATTGTATATCAATTCAGACGGCGGATCTGTAAAAGAAGGAACTGCCATTTTCACAAACCTGAAACGCTGTAAAGCGTACAAGACGGGGTATGTGGACGGAGTGGCCAACAGTATTGCAGCTACAATTCTCCAGGCATGCGATCACCGCGTGATGGGGGAGGGAACAGGAATGGTCCTTCACAATATGTGGACGGTAGCCGTAGGCAATGCAGACGAACTCAGGAACCAGGCGGACAAGCTAGATGCCTGGATGAAAGCGTCCAGATCTCTTTTCCTGAATCGATGTGGCGGGAAAATTACAGAAGAGGAGTTAAAAGACATCATGGACAAAGAAACGCTGCTTGATCCGGACAGAGCTTTGGAGATCGGCGTGATTGATGAGATTGCCGGACACACTACGGTAGAGATTGATGAGGCGATGCAGTCTTCAAAAGAAATTGAAAAAATGAGAGACAAGATTAAACGGTCGAATTTTTCAAATCAGTTAAAGGAATTCGAAGAACTGACAAAGCCGGAAAAAGAAGAAAAAGATGTCTCTATGCAGACATTTTTTAACATGTTTTCAATGTAAAAAAGAAGGGAGAAAAAAAGAATGTTAGGAAACATCGCAGACACAAGACAGAGAGAAGCAGTGGCGGCTCTACAGAGCGCACTGCAGAGCGGAAACGAAGAGGAAGGAAAAAAAGCCTGGGGGCAGGTAATTGATGCCATTACGGAAAAGGTAAAGACGGACTTTGAGATGTACAGCACTGATACGAATGTACTTGCTCAGAGAGGCTACAGACAGCTCACGAGCGAAGAGACAGAGTTCTATCAGAACCTTGCAAAAGCCGGAAAGGCAAGTGATCCGAAACAGGCATTCACAGATCTGATCACAACGGATGGCGGAATGCCGGAAACTATTATCGAGGATGTGTACAGAAATCTGCTGGAAGAACATCCGTTGTTAGAAAAGATTACATTCCAAAATGTAAAATATCTCACCAAATGGCTGTTAAATGATCACACAAGACAGAAAGCAGCTTGGGGACAGATTAATGGCGAGATTACACAGGAGATTGAATCTGCATTTAAGGGTGTAGAGATTACATTGCTGAAGCTGACAGCTTATGCGGTAATCCCAAAGGACATGTTGGATCTCGGACCTTCATTCCTGGATAACTATATCCGTACCATCCTGAAAGAGGCGTTATACGTAGCACTTGAAAAAGCAATTGTATCAGGAAGTGGAAAAGATGAACCGGTCGGACTGAACAGAGATATCCACGAGGGAGTAAGTTTTTCGACATCAACTGGATATCCGGAAAAAACAGCAATCCAGGTAACGAATTTCCTCCCGGCAAATTACGGGCCACTTGTCGCAAAATTGGCGGTCACAGAAAAAGGACGTATGAGAAGTTTTGACGAAGTACTGATGATCTGTAACCAGGTAGACTACCTCAACAAGATCATGCCGGCAACTACGGCACTGACAACAGGCGGAACATACGCCAGAGATTTATTCCCGTTCCCGACAGAAGTTGTGAGATCAAATGAAGTGAAAACTGGACAGGCTATCCTGTGTCTGCCGGAAGAGTATTTCTTCGGACTTGGAGAAAGCAAAGACGGAAAAATTGAATATTCCGATGAATTCAAGTTCCTTCAGGATGCGAGAACATATAAGATCAAGCTTCATGGAAATGGCCGCCCATACGATAACACGGTAGCGATCGTCCTCGACATTAGTAAACTGGATCCGGCATATGTAACTGTAAAAACTGCGGATACCACTGTAACGGCATAAGCTATGGGCGAAGAAGAAAAAGCAAAACTTGTAGCAGCAGTAAAAAGAGAATGCCGGATAACTTGGGCGAATGATGATACAGAGAAGGAAGTTGCAGATATAACGGAAGATGCCATTGAAATAATGATGCACAAACTTGGAATGCATGAAGATGATCAGATGGATTTTACGAAACCGGGATTCGCCCGAATGTTGCTACTAAAGTATAGCTGGTATGCGTGGAACAAGATAGCATGTGAATTCGACAAGAATTACAGAAGCGATATTATTACAGCAAGACATAAATACGAGGTGAAATATGGCGAGGAATATCTTGAATGATTACGGGGATGGAGTTGCCGAAATTTATCGCAAAAAAGACGTGGAAAAGAATGTAAAAAGCCTAGATGATTTAGAGTATCTGGGCTTTTTGTGTTTCACAGAAAAGTCAAAAAGACAGCAAGACATTGAATTTGCTGAACAACACGGAGCAAATCTGACAACTAAGATAGCAACTCCGGATCTTATACCACCGGATAGCGATTACAATGTGATAATTAATAATGTGATTTATGCGATTATCTACGTTGACCACGATAAGAAAAACCGTGAGTTGTATTTCTATCTGGAAGAGGTAAGGAAAATTGAAAGACAAAATTAAAGAAGCCTTAAAAGAGATCGTGCCGGATGTATATTACGGTGCCGGAAGGTTCCAAGGACGCGAGAGCTGGGACTGCATCGTGTTCGGAAAAAGGAGAACCGGGAAGACGGAAAGCAAGGGAGGAATCGCAAGACGGTGGTTTGTTGCGATTGTGAAAGAAGAGTATATCCCGGAAGATATGGAGAAACAGGTAGTCGAAAAGATGAAAACACTTGGATTCAGAGTCTCAGATACTGACACGGCATACGATTACGTACAGAAAGCGGGAGAGTGTACTGTAGAAATCTGCACGATGGAATTTGGAAAAACAGAAAAAAGGTGTAGCCGATGAGTTATTTTTACCTGGATACAAAAGAATTTGATAAGGTCGCACAAACGATCGAAAAATTTTCCGACAGATCTGTTGCGGAACAAATCATAAACGATTATCTGGCAGATGAAGGCGGAAAAAAGATAAAAGAGTATATCCGGGCAATCTTACCAGTATCCGGCAGAACATGGAACGGAAAGAAAGCAGCAGCCTCACAGACTGATCCGTTCCAGATACAGGGAGAGAATCTTGCAGTAAAGGTATACACAAAAGGCAACTATCATTACCTGTACTTTCCGGACGATGGATCGAATACGAGACATCACCGGGGGGATCAGCAGTTCATGTTCCATGGTGCTGAAAAAGCCGGGGATGAGATTGTGAACGGGGTAATTGACAAATTGGTAAAACGATTGGAGGAAACATAAAATGGCTGGAATCAGAGAAACAGACTTTCCAGAGGTTGAAGTCACGAAATTAGGAATTCGAATCGGAGACACAACAAAAGCAGACGTACTGACCTGCGCGGGAAAACTGGAAGAAGAAATGGAATGTAAAACAAGAACAAAAAAATGCGGTAGCAGAACTTTGAAGACGAGAACAAAAGGAACAGGAAACGGAACTGTTAAAATAGCGGTTTTTATGCCACAGGATATGCTGGCGGATCTGCACGGAATGACTCGCAAAGAGTTGAAAGACGGAGTAATCGCTTACGGATCAAACTCACTGCATGCAGTAGCGTGTGTCACGGCAGAAATTCTGGACGAAGACGACAATAAGAAATACAAAGCTTATCCGAATTGTACGATTCAGAAAGCGTTATCAAGATCTGTAGATAATGATAACGAAGATATCAGCATGTTGGAACTCGAACTTGCAGTTATGCCAGATGAACACGGCGAAGGATTATACGAAGTAATCGAGGATGATTTGAAGGATGAAACCGTAAAACAGAAGTGGATGGAAGAGTTCTCGCGCAAACTTGTCGAAGCGGACACAGTATAAGGAGGAAAACTATGAAAGTAAAAGTAAAACAGAAATTCAGAGATAAATACACAGGTGACATCCGGTTTACGGGTGAAATTGTGGAGATGTCGGAAGAAAGATACAAAGAAATCAATGCCAAAAAGAACGGACTGGTGGAAAAGGCAGAAGAGAAGACGGAAGAGGTGCAGACATCGGAAGCGACCAAACCAGAAGCTGGAGCAGTAGAGGTAGAAGCAGAAGCTACAGAGCATCCGGAAACATCGGAAAAGACAGAAACACCAGAAGAAGCTCCGAACGAGTTTACCAGATCTACACTCGAAAAGATGAAGGTAGATGAACTGAGAAAAAAAGCAGAAGAAATGGGAGTTGATTCCATGGGTAAGAAAGAAGAATTGATCAAGCGCATTCTTGGTGAGGAGGAAAATGTAGATGAAGAATCCTAAGGTTAATTATGAAGAATACGAACTTGCAAATGGGGAGTGTGTGGCAATGTCCACCGCTCCTATTCTTATGCTGACATTGAGAAAAAAAGACAAGAAAGCATATGAAACTCTGAGTAAAGTACTGGTAAAAGGTGTCAACGAAAAAGATGCACTCGAGGCAGCAGAATTCCTCTATGCAGCATATAAGAATGCGAATCAGGATGAAGAGGGAACCATGACATTTACAGACTTTTTCGAAAATATGGACCAGGACTGGAGAAAGAACATGGAAGTGATTAATGAGATGTATTCACCGTCAAAAAAGCAGGATTCCGGGACGGATTCCGAAGAGTAACACGCAAAAAAGCCAAAGGATACTTGAGACTTCCAAGGTTCGAAATTGAAACCGTGGAAGATATGTACGTCTATTACGTGATTATGAATGGAATCAGCGAGGATGTATTCTGGTATTCGGAATATAATTCCCTGCTTACGATCCTGGAAGATAAACACGCATACGAAGCATGGAAAGCATATGCAGAAGAACAGATGCTGGAGAAAGGGTGATTGATTAAGTAACAGAGAAGCAAGCGTGAAGTTCCGAGCGGATACGAAAGAACTGACGAGCGGTTTAAAACAGGCAGAATCGTCACTGAAAGCATTACGTGCGGAACTGAAACTGAACGAAACACAAATGAAAGGTACCGGAGAGTCAACAGACACTCTGGAAAAGAGAGAGAAACTCTTGCAGAAAGAGCTGGAAGCAAGCAGCCAGAAAGTAGAATTGTTGACCGGGAAAATGGAGTCGGCAAAAGCCATATTCGGGGAAAACTCGATTGAGGCGAATAACTGGAGTGCAAAACTTGCGGACGCAAAAAGAGCACAGGAGGCTATCTCACAAGAACTCTCACAGACATCTGCAAAACTGGAAGAACAAAAGAATGCGGAAACCAAGCTATCTGCAGAACAGCTGAAAGCAGCTGAAGAAGCAAAGAAACAAGCGGAAGCAGAAGAACAGCTAAGAACAGCTGTTGGACAGGCAGATAGTAAGATCCGGGAACTGGATCAGGAACTGCAGCTGAACGAAACAAAACTGGATGGAGCAAAGAATAAGACGGAGCTCTTAAAAGAACGCCAGAAACTTCTTGGACAGGAATCAAAAGCAGCTGCAGACAAGACGAAGATCTTGCGGGATGCACTGGATGAATGCGCCAGGGAAGTCGGAGAGGATTCCGAAAAGTACGCAAAATTAAAAACGGAACTGATGGAATCCAAGATCAAACAGGAAGAGATCCGGAATGAGATCAAGAAGACTTCAGAAGAATTAAGAAACCAAAAGACAGCCATTCAGACATTCGGTGAGGGGACAGAAAAAGTAGGTCAGAACCTGAAAGTAGTCAGCACGGCGGCGGCCGGAGCTTTGGCCGGAGCCGGGACGGCAGCGGTGCAGTTTGAATCCGCTTTCGCAGGTGTCAAAAAGACATCGAACGAAGTATTTGACGCAAATGGAAAGTGCGTATATAGCTACCAGCAGTTAGAAGACGGGATCCGCTCAATGGCAAAAGAGATTCCGGCATCTACAACGGAGATTTCTGAGGTTGCAGAAGCTGCCGGACAGTTAGGTATTAAGACTCAGGACGTCTTGGGATTTACCCGCGTTATGATCGACATGGGTAATTCTACCAATCTGTCAGCAGAAGATGCAGCAACATCCATTGCTAAGTTTGCAAATATTACCGGCTTGGCAGCAGACACCTCTATGAGTGCAGATGAAAAATATAAGAAGATGGGAAGCACCATTGTAGACCTGGGCAACAACTACGCCACCACTGAGGCAGATATCATGAATATGGCAACTAATCTTGCATCTGCAGGTACGCAGGTAGGAATGTCAGAATCTGACATTCTTGCACTGGCTACGGCACTAAGTTCCGTTGGAATGGAAGCACAGGCAGGTGGTACAGCCTTCTCGAAAGCATTAATCGAAATGCAACTCGCGGTAGAAACGAACAGCGATTCACTGAAGGACTGGGCAGACGTAGCTGGAATGAGTACCAGCGAATTCTCCAAGAAATTCAAAGAAGATGCTACAGGTGCTTTGGAAGCATTTATACAAGGACTATCGAAATGCGGAGGAGAAAGCGACTCTGCGATTAAAGTCTTGAATGACATGGGCATAACAGAAACAAGAATGCGTGATGCATTACTAAGATCTGCGAATGCAAGTGATGTATTTACATCGGCGATCAGCACCGGAAAGAGTGCCTGGGAAGAAAACACAGCATTAACCAATGAAGCGAGCAAACGATATGAAACGACCGCATCAAAACTGGCAATCATGAAGAATAACTTGTATGATGCCGGAATTACCCTCGGAAATATCTTCCTCCCGATGATTGCAGAAGGAACACAGAAAATTACGGGGTTAATACAGAAAATTAACAATCTGGACAGCGGACAGCAGAGAATGATACTCGGCATCGTGGGAATAGTTGCGGCATTGTCTCCCCTGCTGATCGGCATCGGGAAGGTGTCTATCGGGATATCTTCGATTATAGGACTTGGAACAAAAATAAGCGGACTCTTTGCCGGAACTGCAGTAGCGGCAGCAGAAGTTGGAACAGCTGCAGAAGGAGCTGGAGCTGCAATGGCCGGAGCTGGAGGAGTGGCTCTAGGACCAATTCTATTAGTAACAGCTGCAATAGCAGGAGTAGTAGCTGGAATGGTTCTCTTATGGAATAAAAGCGAATCATTCAGAGATTTCATAACAGGAATTATTGACACTGTAAAAAGTTCTATCACGGGGTTCCTGGACGGAATCAATATTGATGAAAAGCTAAGCGGAATTCAAAGTGCATTCTCTGGATTGGGCGAGAAGCTGATGGGGCTGGAAAATCTGTTTAAAGTGATCGGTGCGGTCGTGGCAGCAGTTGTAGTACCGGCAATTGGATTGCTGGCAGCGGGATTCAGCACAGTTCTAGGCATGATCGAGCCACTGATCACAGTAGTTGGCGGTGTGATTGATACGCTATCTGGATTAGGAGATATTATCATCGGAGTATTTACTGGTGATATGGATTTAGCGAAAGCCGGACTGGATTTGTTCAAACAGGGAGTCGTAGAAATATTCGGCGGCTTGTGGGATATGGTAGTAGGTGTTCTGGACGGATTTATATCAGGAATTACTGGATTCTTCGGAACACTGATACAGATCTGCGGAATCGATACGTTTGTGAATGGCGTTATTGAAAAAGTATCTGGCGTGTTTGATACGATTAGGAATGTTGTAACGGTCGGCGTCATGCTGATCGCGGAAATCTTTTCGGCAGCATTCCAGATCATAACATTACCATTCCAGTTTATCTGGGTGAACTGCAAAGATATCATAATTCAGACGTGGAATGAAATAAGCACCTTTATCGGCGGAATAGTAAATGCTATAGTGGGAGTAATATCGGCCGGATTCGGGCTGGTAAAAACTTACATTATAACACCAATCAGCGGAGCTTATGCATCAGCAGTGAGTATCTTCGAAGGGATTAAAAGTGCAATTTTTTCGAGAGTAGATGGTATTAAGGCGTCTGCGAAGGCCGGGTTCGAAGCTGTAAAGAGCAATATTACCGAACCGATTAACACTGCAAAAAGCACGGTATTGAGTGTGTTTGAAGGAATCAAGAGTGGAATATCCAGTAAAATTAATGGCGCAAGAGATGTAGTAAAAAATGCAATTTCAACAATTAAGAACGCCATGAACTTCAACTGGAAACTTCCGAATCTGAAACTCCCACATATAAGTATAGATGGAAGTTTTTCGCTAAACCCGCCGTCTGTGCCACATTTTAGCATTGCATGGAGAGCGAAAGGAGCGGTCTTTGACCAGCCAACTATCATACCAACCCGTCTTGGATGGCAGGGAGTTGGAGAAGCAGGTCCGGAGGCGGTAGCGCCGATCACTGTGCTGCAGACCTATGTGGAGGAAGCAGTAGAGAGAGGGATAGCAAGACTGCAGAGAGCGGAGAGAGACCCGATTGATTACGACAAGCTTGCGGCGGCAATGTCAAAAATTGAAACGA